CTATCAACTGGGGATCAAAGGCACGGAAGTAACCAACGCGCTAGGTAAGCGTAGACTAGATTTCTCAGAAGAGGAGCTTGCAAGATACGGCGAGTATTGTGTCAACGACGTTGACCTGACCTATGATTTGTTGCAGTGCTTGTTAAAAGGTTTCCCCCAAATAGAACTGCGATTGATCGACTTGACGATAAAGATGTACTCAGAGCCTGTGCTTGTGCTTGACAAGATTGCACTAACTGAACATCTAACGGCGGTGCAGAAAAAGAAAGAGGATTTGTTAGCCAAGGTCACGGTAGATAAAGCGACACTGATGAGCAATCCTCAGTTCGCAGATGTGCTAACGAGCCTTGGGGTGACACCCCCTACAAAAATCAGTCCCACCACGGGGCGTGAGACCTTGGCGCTAGCTAAGAATGACGAAGAATTTAAGGCGCTGGCTGAACATCCTAACCCTGATGTGCAAGCACTTGTTGCTGCTCGGCTAGGTACTAAGTCAACGCTTGAAGAAACGAGGACTGAACGGTTCATAAACATCGCAGAGCGCGGGAAGATGCCCGTGCCGTTGAAGTATTACGCTGCACATACAGGCAGGTGGGGTGGCACAGACAACCTTAACCTACAGAACTTACCACGACAGTCCCCCCTTAAACATGCTATCCGTGCACCGCAAGGCTATGTGATGATTGACTCAGACTCCTCGCAGATCGAAGCGCGGACACTGGCTTGGCTAGCAGGGCAGTGGGACTTGGTGCAAGCATTCGAGCGTGGGGAAGATGTGTACCGCATCATGGCTAGTGCCATCTATAACAAGCCAGTGGAAGATATAACCAAGGACGAACGGTTCGTGGGTAAGACCACAATCCTTGGCAGCGGGTATGGCATGGGGGCTAAGAAGTTTCAAGCTCAGCTTAAGAACTTTGGTGTAACTATCGCAGAGGAAGAAGCGCAGCGCATCATATCGGTGTACAGGGAGACTTACCCCCGCATCCCCGTGCTGTGGAAGGACTGTCAGAAAGCACTTGTAGCTATCTTGATAGGGCAAACGGCAGGACTGCCGGAAGACAAGCCCAAGATATATGCAGAGGGTGAGAACGGTATCAGGCTACCCAACGGGTTATACCTCAAGTATCCCAACCTGCGGATTCACGTCACACCAGAGGGTAAAGAAGAGTTTGTGTACGACACCAGGAAAGGTAAAGCGGTTATTCCTAACCGCATATACGGTGGGAAGGTAACGGAGAATGTCTGCCAAGCTTTGGCTAGAATCATCATCGGCGAGCAGATGTTGCTGATCGCTAGGCGGTATCGTGTGGTTATGACCGTGCATGATGCCATTGCTTGTATAGCACCAAAGGAAGAAGCAGAGGTCGCTAAAGGTTTCGTTGAACAGTGCATGAAGATGCGGCCCGATTGGTGTGAAGAGCTACCGTTAAATTGTGAAGCAGGCTATGGGGAAACTTATGGAAGTTGTTGATTTTATTGACTATTCTGAGAACGCTATCAAGGTCGAAAAGCTACTTGCGGAATTGAAAAATCTGTTGCTTAATAGGAGGTTTCAGGAAGCCGTAGAGCTTTGTCCCCTGCTATCTACAGAGGTACGGCTGCTCAATAACAGTATCAAAATAGCCCACGAGAACGATGAGCAATATCAGTTGGTCGTACAGCAGTCTCAAAACATTCCAGCAGTGTCCACGTAAGTATTACCATCTTAAGATTAAGAAGGATGTACGGGACTCAGGCAGTGAAGCAACCTTGTATGGCAAGGAGCTACACAAAGCAGCGGAGGACTACATCAAAGATGGTGTGCCCATACCAGAGCGGTTTGGGTTTATTCAGGGGATGCTTGATTCTCTGGTAAGGATCGAAGGCACAAAGCACTGCGAGTACGAGATGGGGTTGATGAAGGAGGGAGATTCGCTCTCCCCCTGCGGGTTTAATACAAAAGGATTTTGGTGGAGGGGGATAGCAGACTTACTGATCGTCAACGAAGAGAAAGGTGTAGCACACCTCGTTGACTACAAGACCGGAAAGAACGCAAAGTTCGCAGACACGCAGCAGCTAGACGTATTGGCAGCGGCAACCTTCATTCACTTCCCCAAGATCCACACCGTTAAGTCGGCACTGTTGTTTGTAGTTAGTAAAGAATTTATACAGAGAAAGCATACGGCTGACATGAAGCTTGAGTATCTGGAGCCTCAGATACAGCAACTAGCTAAGTTAGAAGCTGCAATGCAGAACGATACGTGGAACCCAGTAACAAGTGGCTTATGCAAGTTCTGTCCTGTGACTAGCTGCGAGCACAATACGAAAGGAGATCACTATGCCTTACGTTAACAAACCAAGACCGTACAAAAAAGAGTATCAACAACAATTAGCACGAGGAGAAAAAGACGAGCGCAGGGTGCGCGAGAGAGCAAGGGATCTGATTGATCGTAACGGTAAAGATGCTAACGGCAACGGTAAGGCCGATGTGCGCGAAGGTAAAGACATAGACCACAAACGCCCCATCACAAAAGGTGGTGGCAATAGCAAGAAGAATCTACGCATTACCTCGGCAAGTGCCAACCGATCATTCAGTCGCAATAGCAACCACACAATAAAGCGTAACGACTAGCATGGAAGTGATCGATAACAGGGCGCTACTGGTAAGGACTAAATATCCTGATCGGATAACAGCAGCCATAGAAAAGAGCAAGGTGGTAGGGCAGGAAGATGGGGTGTATGAGGTTGCGGTTAAGTGGGGGCTAAACGAGGCTCAGCTTCTTAATCAGTTCATCAAAGGCGTTCCATCTCCCATATCAAAGAAATACGATTGGCCGGGGCAGTTTGCGCCATTCAATCATCAAAAGACTACAGCGGAGTTCCTAACACTAAACCGCAGAGCGTTCTGCTTCAACGAGCAAGGCACAGGTAAGACAGCATCCGTTATCTGGTCTGCTGATTACTTAATGAAGTTAGGGCTTGTGCGTCGCGTGTTGGTTGTCTGCCCTCTGTCTATTATGAAGTCAGCATGGCAGGAAGATCTCTTCAAGTTTGCTGTGCACCGCACATGCAACGTAGCCTACGGATCGGCAGCGCAACGAGTCAAGATAGTAGGTAGCTGTGCTGAGTTTGTCATAACAAACTTTGAAGGCGTTGAGATCATCGAAGACGCAGTCACTGCCGACGGTACGTTTGATTTGATTGTGGTCGATGAAGCCAACGCCTATAAGAACGTATCGACTAGACGTTGGAAAGTTATGAAGCGTGTATCGGATCGTGCCAAGTGGTTATGGATGTTAACAGGCACACCAGCCGCGCAGTCGCCTGTTGATGCTTACGGATTAGCAAAGCTAGTCAACCCAGACAACACGCCTAAGTTTCTTGGTTCGTTCCGTGACAAGGTAATGCAGAAGGTCAGTCAGTTCAGATGGATACCCAGACCCAACGCAGAGAATGTCGTGCATCAAGTGCTGCAACCTGCAATCAGGTTTGAGAAAAAAGATTGTATCGATCTACCTGATCTTATGTTCGTAGAACGAGATGCACCGCTGACGCCACAGCAACGCAAGTATTACAAGATCCTCAAAGACCAGATGATGATCTCAGCCGATGGTGAAGAAGTTACTTCTATGAATGCAGCTACAAACTTAAACAAGCTGCTACAGATTTCTGGTGGCGCGGTCTATACGGACACTAGGGAAGTTATAGAGTTTGACGTAGCTAATCGCTTGCAGGTTATCGAGGAAGTTATCGAAGAGGCTAGTCACAAGGTTTTAGTATTTGTACCGTTCACGCATACCATCGAGTTGCTCAACAGTCATCTAACCAAGGCGGGCATAACGTCTGACGTTATCAACGGATCAGTAACAGTTAATCGCAGGGCTGCAATCATCAAGAACTTCCAAGAACAGCCCGACCCTAAAGTGCTCATCATTCAACCGCAAGCGGCATCGCATGGTCTGACGCTGACTGCTGCTAACGTGGTGATATGGTATGCGCCTGTGACTTCTGTAGAAACTTATCTGCAAGCAAACGCTCGCATCAATAGGCCCGGACAGAAGAACACAATGACGGTGGTGCACATATCAGGCAGTCCAGTGGAGCGCAAGCTTTACGAGATGCTTAAAAATAATATCGATGTGCATTCCCGTATCGTTGACTTGTACGGTCAAGAGCTTAAAGAAACTTGACAAAGTCAACTTTATGATTTACAGTTAACCCACAAAACAACTTAAAGGAGCGTAGCATGGATGAGGGCATCCAAGACCTTGTGTCCCCTGAAGAAAAGCAATCTGTCCCTGTGGACAAATTAGCAGGCATCTATATCAAGATTCGAGATGCGCGAGCGAAGCTGAAGTCTGACTACGAAGCGAAGGATACTGAGCTTCAAGAGCAGATGGATGTGATCGAAGAGCAACTTCTTGAAGCTTGCAAATCAATAGGTGCTGACAGTATCCGCACAGCAGCAGGTACTGTGATTCGTAGTGTGAAGAACCGTTACTGGACTAACGATTGGGATTCTATGTACAGCTTTGTACGTGAACACGATGCGTTTGGTTTATTAGAACGGCGCATTCATCAAACCAACATGAAGCAATTCATCGAGGAAAACCCCAACTTGTTACCGATGGGTCTGAACACCGATAGTCGGTACAGCATTGTTGTCCGTCGTAGTAAGTAACCAAGAGGAACCTATGTCTAACGTAACTGTATTTCAACAAGACCTTCCCGACTTCCTTAAGAATACCGAAGTCGATGAACTAACCAAGGCGCTAGCAGGTGGCACACAGAACCGTCGCATCTCTATCAGGGGCGGTCGTTTCCGTCTTGTGATTAACGGCGAAGAAGTGTCGAAGACTGACAAGCCTGAGCTTGACGTGGTTGTTGCAGCAGGTCGCAAAGAGAACTCGCGTATCTTCTATGCTAAAGCTTATAACCCCAAAGAGATTACTCCTCCTGATTGTTGGTCTGATGATGGTGTGACGCCACACTCCAAGGCTGAGAATCGCCAAGCTGATACGTGCGCTAACTGCCCTCAAAATATCGCAGGGTCTGGGTCTAACGGCACTCGCGCTTGCCGCTATCAAAAGCGTCTTGCAGTTGTACTTGCAAACGATCCGACTAATGGGCTGTTCCAATTAACGCTGCCTTCGCAATCGATCTTCGCCAAGGGTGATATGGATTCGATGGGCTTTGATCAGTACGCTAAGTACATCGCAGGTAACGGCAAGAACATCAACATGGTCGTAACCCGCATGTCGTTCGATGGCGATAGTGATGTGCCTGTGCTTAAGTTCCGTGCAGTTGGTTACGTGAACCGTGAGCAGTACGATGCAGCTATCGAGGGTGGCAATTCGCCAGAGGCACAGCGCATGCTTTCTTCTACCGTGGCGCAGGTTGACAAGGTTAAAGCGTTACCCAAAGCTGAAGCTAAGCCTGCTGCTAAGCCCGTAGTTGAAGAGATTGAAGAGCCGGTGAAGCGTCCAAGCAAGAAGGCTGAAGCTGAACCTGAGAAGAAGCGAGACCTGACAGCGGTTCTCGATGCTTGGGGCGACGACAACTAAAATGGCTATCGGCTACAGTCAACAGCTTATCAGTGACAACAAAGCTGCGGACAAGCGGAAACTCGGAGTCTTATTGGGTAGGGTGTGCATCAAGCACAACATTTCTGTAGCCGACGTTGCGGCGTACTTCAGTGTCAGTAGGCAGACAGTCTACAACTGGTTTAGAGGCACTGAGGTACGTCCAATCTACAGAGATCTGATGAGTCGTTTTATCAGCAGCTATCGGTAATGCTTGCCGGAGGATTTGCAAAATGTCGGCGCTTGAGTTGTTATCTGCGGTGCATGCACCGGAGGGGTGGCGCTGTGTAGTAGGCATAAAGAACAAACGGGTCATCAAGAAATTTGTTGAATCTGCTGAAGAAGTTATACAGGCGGGGCAGCAGTTGGTGGACGATGGGTTTGATGCTTACTATGCCTGCGCTACGTTTAAGGAACCAACCACAAGATCAGGAGACAACACCAAAGAGTTCCGTGCACTCTGGTTAGATATAGATTGCGGAACAGACAAACCTTACGAAGATCAAACGCAAGGCATCGCAGCACTCAAAACTTTTTGTAAGGACAACGCATTACCAAGGCCGACACTCGTCAACAGTGGGCGCGGCATACACGCATACTGGACATTCAAAACCCCAGTAACACCTGCTGTATGGCAACCCGCTGCGGATAGGTTAAAGGCGTTATGTGAGGAAGGGTTCCTCAGTGCTGATCCTGCATGCACAGCAGACAAGGCGCGGATACTGCGTCTGCCAGATACGAAGAACTTCAAAGATCCAGATGACCCGCTTGATGTAACGCTGCTATATACAGGCGAGCCAGTTGACTTTGAGGAGCTAAGGCAGACTCTTGGTGTTCTAATTTTTAAGGAAGAAGTACCAGACTTCCTGCCACGTCAAGTCAATGAGTTAACGAAGTCACTTGCCAACAACCGCGAGTTTCACTTCAAGACTATTCTAATTAAGACAGATCGTGACTTTGGTTGCAATCAGATTAAGTACATAACAACACATCAGCAGGAGATGTCTGAGCCGATATGGAGGGCGGGGCTTTCAGTTGCACAGTATTGCGTAGACAGAGACGTAGCGATACACGCCATATCAAAAAACTACGAGCAGTACGATCCAGACGAAACCGAGAAGAAAGCTAATCGGATTAAAGGCCCATACGGTTGCGCTACGTTTGAGAAGTTTAACCCCGGCGGTTGTGACGAGTGCATACACAAAGGCAAGATCAAGAGTCCTATTTTGCTTGGACTTGAGATCGCTGAAGCTACAACCAACGAAATCATTGAAGAAGCAAAAGACGATGAGCCTGCGATTGTTCATTCCGTACCCGAATACCCATTCCCATATTTCCGGGGTAAAGCAGGGGGTGTTTATAAGCGTCCGATCTCGGAGGAGGAAGACGCGCAGGTTGTGTACGAACACGATCTTTATGTCATCCGAAGGATGGTTCATCCAAATGAAGGCGAGATGGTTGTGTTCAAACTTCATCTACCACAGGATGGAGTAAAAGAATTTTCTGTGCCGCTTACGTCAGTTGTCGTTAAAGAAAAGCTGCGCGAAGCGCTAGCAGAAAAAGGAGTAGCAGCAACAGCTAAGCAACAAGAACTACTGCTTGGCTACATCATGACATTTGTTAAAGAACTACAGGTAAGCAGAAAGGCTGACAAGATGAGAACACAATTCGGATGGTGCGACGGTGACAGCAAGTTCATCGTTGGCGATAGAGAGATTACAGCAACGGGCATTCACTACAGTCCCCCATCAGCATCCACCGATCAGTTTGCGCCAAGTATGGTAGCGATAGGTGAGTTTGATAAGTGGAAAGAATGCTTTAACGTCTACGGTAAGGAGGGGCTAGAACCCTATGCTTATGCTGCGTTAACAGCATTCGGTAGCCCCCTACTAAAGTTTACTGGGATTCGTGGTGCTGCTATTAACTTAATCAGTGGTGACTCAGGTCCAGGTAAATCAACGATCCTTCGTGTTATCAACAGTGTAATTGGCAAACCCACAGAGCTTATGTCGATGTGGAAGGATACGCAGAATGCAGTAGCTCGCAAGCTTGCTATCTTTAATAATCTATGCCACACATATGATGAAGTTACCAAGGTTCCTGCCGAAGACATCGGATCGCACTTGTATCAAGTAACTCAAGGTCGTGACAAAGAGCGAGCGCAGGCAAGCGTCAATCAACTCAGATCGAACACCGAGCGGTGGGAGCTTATAGAAATTATGACTTCCAACGCTAGCTTGTACGACAAGCTACAGATAGCACGGGACTCAGTGGACGGAGAGATGATGCGGGTCTTTGAGTATGTGATTTATAGCAGCGGGTTGGATGAGCAGTATGCCAAGCAGATGTTTGATGTGCAGTTGGAGAGCAACTACGGTCACGCCGCTGACATTTACTTTTCGTACCTCGTCAATAACAAAGACTACGTTATCAACATGGTGCGCTCAGTTCAAGCCAAGATTGATAAGGAAGTCAGGCTAACTTCTCGTGAACGCTTCTGGTCTGCACTTATTGCCTGCAACATCGCAGGCGGTCTTATTGCTAAAGAGATCGGACTACATGATTTCAACATGCGGAACATTTATGTATGGGTCACTGAGCAGATCCATATTCTGCGTCAGCATGTACGTCCTCCCCTTGATAACGTAGCAAGCGTCATCGGTGACTATATCGGCAGGCATATGCAGAACATCCTTGTCGTCAATGCAGAGGTTGATTCGCGCACACAGATGTCCGCTGCACCAATCTTGGAACCCAAGGGTCCGCTATACATACGATATGAACCAGACAGTAAGCGCATGTATATCAATGCTAAACACTTCAGGGCAGACTGCGCCAAGGCCCAAATAACTTATAGGGAACTTACTCGTAAGTTGGAGAAGGATAAAGTATTGATTAATTCGGAAGTTAAGCGCATCACTAAGGGCATGAAGATCACAGCGCCACCTGTCTACTGCCTAGTGTTTGATTGCACAAACGGTAACTTCCTTGACGTTGAAGAAATGATTGTGCCTGCTGATGCTAATACATCAAGTTAACTTCAACATTAACTGGCGCAACTTTGTGAAAGGCAGTTCGTTTTTCATACCCTGTCTAGACTACGCTGCGGCAAAAGCTGTAGTTCGTGAGGAGACTAAACGCTTGGGGTTTAAAGTAGTTATTAAGATAGTCGTAGAGGATGACGTACAGGGTATTCGCGTTTGGAGAGTTTGACTGTATACTCCGTCGCTGTAGCCCATGCTACCTCCTCAGACTCACGGCGAGTCTTTTCATCCCCGTTCTCCTGCGGGGATTTTTTTTACTCTTTAGCTCTCAGCTCCAAGAGTTCGCGTCGGTTCATCGGGTTGGCTATGTACAACCCTTGGTCTACGGCACGTTCCTGCCTACGCCTAGCTTGATCCGACTGCATGATAGTTACAGGAAGGATTCGACGGTTGGGAAACTTACTGTTGAACTTATCAATATCTTCCTGAATATCATCGGGGTTTTCGTCAGAAATACCCCGTCGCGCATAGACCGAACGCTTCAACAGTTCTGTGCGCTCTTCTTCCCGTTCCTGCTCTAACTTCTTAAGCTTAAAGTTCTCAGTCTGTTTTGCAGACACTTTGATTGGGGCGTACCCAATACTCTGCATGGCTATGTCCATCCAGTTCAAATCTTCTTGCGCTACAACCTCGTAGCCTTTTGGAGTCTTTACTCCTTCTTCGCTAAAGCGATACGCTTTCAGCGGTTGCCTGATGAACGCAGGCATCATGGTCTCGATAGCCCTCTCGGTTTGCCCTTCTTTGAACCTGTCGTACGCACGTTGGGCATTCTCAAACATACCGAAACTTGGACCGAGCAACCCTTTAAACTCCCAATCTTGGAAGAACAGATCATTAAGTTTGACCCGCGAGTTGAAGTCTGCACCTGTTAGCCCAGTGACCGGACCCATAGCGACGTAGGTTGCTACATTTGCGCCAAAGTTTTCGGACAACCACTTCTTAAACCACAAATCAAATCCGTACTTGCGTATCTGGAAGGCTGCGCTGTCTTCGTCATCGTCATCATCACCGAATGCACTTAACACCTTTTCTGCAACGGTAGACATTACGGTGTACAACGGCATACCCGTCAGACCTGCAAACATACCCGTCATACCTAGTGTGCCAAAGAAGCGCGTTGCAGCTTGCTTCCTAATCGTAGGATCTGCACCTTTGAACATCTGCAAGAAATTAGTCGTGAGATAGAACGCCGTGTTCTGTGAAAACTTCTTGAACTGGAATATGGTTCTGCCGACCGGCCCACGGAAGTATCTAGGTGTATCAAACATGGAGTAGTCGTACATTGCATCGTGCGTCAGATCCAAAGCCTTCTTGGTAGCTTCATCATGCGACAAACCTTGGCTGCGTCCTAAGCGATAAGCAGCCATAGCCATCATCTCGCGGGGCAGTTGTTCCGTCATAGAGAACAATGTAGAGACAGCATCGGTTGCAGCCTGAACAGGCACTTTCAAAATGTTAGGGTTAGTAGCTTCCTGAGAAGGAGACTTGACGATGTTGAGCAAGTCCATCGAACGGTTGAATGAGAAAAGGTTGTCAGCCGCAAACTCATCGTAGGCTTTAATCTCATCAGCATTGGTCAACGCATTGCGTATGGAAGGCATAACATATTCAGTCTTACCATTAACCTTGCGTCGGAACCCAACTTCTTTGTAGACATTCATGAACCGCACAAGCTCTTTGTGCACATCCTTTGCGCCGCCGGGAGTCTTGCCATACTCAGCAAGCAGTGTGGGATAACCAAACACAGGCAACGAAGTCATGTTCGTCAAAGCAGACGAGATCGAACTCATGTAGTAGAAGAAGTTGAGCGTCGATAGTCCGTTGGCTGCAAAGTTCAGGATAGAGTTTTCGTTCTTAGGATTAACAGCAGCGTCAAAGTCGGCTGCTACTTCTTCGATATAAGGACGGTACTTAGATGCGTCAGGGTCATCCTTGATAGACTCTCTTGCTTCGTCAAGTGTGTTGACGATCTGGGGTTGATACTCCATCTTGGCAAGTTGATTGGACATACGGAAGCCCGCAGTGCCAAAGTTCCGTAGCGCATCTGCACTGAAACCTGCTGTATTTTTACGATGGATAAACTGTTTGCGGAAGCTCTTCTCTGGCAGCGTGAGCAGATACATCTGATAGATCTCGTCTTTGATCGATGCCTTATCAGTGTCAATGCCTAACTTATCTACAGCAGCAAGAACTTCTTTTAGCTTCGTCGTATCAGCAAAGCTTTCTTCCATCATGTTCTTAAGCTGATCACCACGCTTGAGCGTACCGTCGGCGTACAAATCTTTCAGCGGCTTGCCCATCTCCTTAGCTCTACGGATGGCGAAGCGGTTGCGCTCCGAGGCGGACTCAAACATATAAAACTCCATGTCTTTGCCCTTGCCAACACGCAACCAGTTCTCTCCATATCTCATAAGAGGGAAGTAAGGCTTAGCTACTTTGTCTGACTCAAATTGTTTCTTGAGCAGATCCATGAACTTAGTCTTCTCCTCATCGGAGATCCCCATCATTTCAATGCGCTTATTCAAAAGATCTTTATACTTTTCGTATTGCTCAGCGTAGTAGTCACGCACATCGATATAGATCTTGCGCCCCGGCTCACCAAGCTTTTCCCACAGATCATCCAAGGTATCTGACTGCGGTGTGGATGCAACGCGCTCTTTAGCGGGAATGCTTGGGTCTACGCCGTTAACCGTAGCAAGGTGCATGATAGTGGCAAGCAACTGACTTTGTTCACGGTCGTTGCGTTGAAGCTTAAGCCACGGCTTCATAATATCTTTCATCTCATCGACGTACTGCTGGCGCTTAGCGTTGAACTTCCGGCCAAGATCAACCACACGAGTAAGTGCAGGGATTTTGTCTTTAACAAGTTTTGCAAGTTGGCTAGGAGTAAACGCACCAAGAATATGTTTCCTAGCACCAGACATAGCACCTTCTGCAATAGCACCGGCAAGCTCAGCCTGACTAGATAGATCCATACCGTTAGCTATAGCTTGGTTTAGCGCAGATACAGACGGGCCTTGGCTACGAGGCGTATCGATTACGTCGTTACCATATTTGACTTGCACATCGGCAGCGGTCTGTACGTCTTTTTTCTGGGAGAGTATTTCTATTTTAGCCTGCGCGTCGGCAACGGAAGGCTCCAGTGATAAGAGTGTATCTGTTACTTCAATAAGGTTAGCAAGCGCAGACTCATCGTTTTTACTAAGCCCAAGTAGCTGTCTAATCGTAGCTACAAAAGTGCTCATGACGCTTTGCGTTTTGCCAAACTGCACTGTGCTTAAGAACTGTTGAAAGTCCCCATCAGTCATACCGTAGGTTAAAAACTCATACACATTGGTTAGAGCTTTCCCTTTAGTGAATTTTTGATTTAAGCTCTTTACAAATTCTTTGTATGGATGACCATTAGGAAGCTTATCCGCATCATCGGCTGCGTCCCGTGCAGCAGCCATTAACCGTACTAATTTACGATACGCAAGCGCCCTTGGGTCTGTGCTTCTAGGGTCAGCTTTTACAATCTGCTCACCTTCGTAAATTTTTACCGCAGTTCCTGCATGTAGTAGCTCGTGCAAAACAGTCTGGTTGTTTACGCCTTGCCCTACCCCTGACAGATCGCTCCCTGCTACAATGATCATATCGTTAGTGGGTATGAACAGCCCCCTAGCTTTTTGCTTCTTGAAATTATCAATAAGTCCTTGCTTAGACTTATTAGAAACAATTATGAATTTTATATTCCCTAACGCAGACACCAATTTTTGTGCCAAGGTGCGTTCAAACTTATTGCTCTTAGGATCTTTTGCAATAATTTGGGCAGCGTCTTTACCTGTCTTAGGCGCACTGGCTTCAATCTTTGGATTTAAGGCAGGGTTGGTTGACTGTAATTCCGTTTCTGAAATGTCTGCTTGAGCAAGAGCACCAGGGCCACCTTCTGGTTTTACAAACGTACGTTTTTTCTTAACGGTCACCGTTGGGGCAGGACCAGCAGGTTTAGTTTCTTGTACAGGTGGTGCTTCTTCCAGCTCGGTAATTTTTTGTTCAAAGTCAGGCGTTATGCCAGCCCTAGCACCTTTAACTCTAGTCTCTATTAATTTCCTAATATCTATAGGCGCACGATTGAACTGCTCTTCAGCCAGACTCTTGACACGAGTGTTTGCAAACTTAGGCGTTGTGCTTATAGCATGAAGAATTTCAAGTGCGGGATAGATATTTTCATAGAAACTTTTACGCAAGACAGCTTGCGCTTCGGGATTAGCTGTCTGCGATTTAATAATGTTATCAAGCGTTTGTTTTTCAAACACAGTTTCGTATGTTTTCCTTGGGCCTTTTGGAGTTTCGGGCCTTGGGCCAAAGAACCTATCAAGTTGAACAGCAAGCCCTTCCTCACCGGTATCAACCTGCTTCTTAGTCGAAGTAATAAGACGCTCAAAGAAATTAAGGACGCTAGTTTCATCTTTTTTCTGTACTGCTCTAGCAGTCTTTTCTTCTTCAGTAAGCTTGGGTTTAGGGCCACGCTTAGCTTGAGGTTCTGCTGGAATTCCTGTGACATTTGCAACAGCTTCTTTTAACGTCTTACCCACAGGTGTTACCACACCATCGTCTTCACGCACCCATTGATCATCTCTGCGGATAATCTGAACTTTCTCACCATTAGATAGTTCTAGGTTCTTTATACTTTCTCCGGCTGCATTTTTACCGCTAGGCTGTTTAACGACTTTGACAGGCTTGGGTGCTGTGGCAGGCTTTGCCACTTCTGTTCCTTCAGCAGGCGCTGCTGCTCCTTCTTCTTTTGCTTGCTTGGTTTCAGTGGGCGTAGTGACACTGGGGGTTTCCTTTAGGGGTTGAGTTTTTTCTTCTACTGCACCGGATGGTACTTCCTCTCCTCGTACAGTTGTTTCAGCAGATGGTGCAAGGCGTTCCACTCCAGCGGTGACAGGTGGCTCAACTCCTCCGGTGGGTACTCCTCCAACGGGTTCGCCAGAAACTGGAACGCTTTCTCCACCTCCTTGTTCGATAGCTTTAGCAGCATCTTCTGCCTCCTTTCCGGCTTTGGCTTGAATTTCTGCAAGTTCTTGTATGGCCTGCTCAGCTTCTTGGTCATTTCGTTCCTCTTCCGCAACCTGAGCAGCGGCTTTAATTTTGGCTTGATCAGGGGAATCCCCAGCAGCTATGTATTCGTCAGTAAGTTCATTAATCCTAGAAGTAAGCGCATCAACTTTAGTAGCAGCTTCCGCTACTTTTTGTTCTGGGGTTGCTTGCTCAGCTAGTTTTTCTTGTGCTGCTTGAGTAGCAGCAGTTAATACGTCACCAGCAGTAGCAGGTTCTTTAGCAAGCTCTTGCGTCCTAGCAGCAACATCTTCTACATTTACCGCAGCGGCTTTTCCTTGAAGATCTTCTTTTTGCTTTGCTAGCTGCTCTGCATCAATCTTGGCTTGTGCTTCATCAATTGCAGAACGTTCTTCGGAAGTCTTTGCTTCTCCACGTCGCTCAATGTATCGGCCAGCAGGAGAAAGTGCGCCACCAAGAACAGCACCGCCAATAAAACTTTCAACGTACTCTTTACGAGCATCAGCATCTGCAATGTTTAACCCAGCTTGTAGACGCTCTAAAAATTGTTGCCCTGTCTCAGTAGCACCTTCAACACCCGCAGCTTTGCCTGTAGCTAAAGAGTAATCAGCAAGTGTGCGACGGAACCCTTGCTCGGCAAAGTTCTTAGCTTGTTGTTCAGTGACTTCTTTACCAACAGACTTAAACAACCCACGTACTAGTGGGATAGCTTTCATACCAACAATATCTAGAGCAGTCTGCGGTATGGCAGCGGCAACGGCGCTCCCTAAACTTGTTTGTTCAAGCCCCGCATTAGGATTAGTACGCTTTACTTCGTCAAGCTGTCTCGCAAGATTAGTACCTGTGAACTGCGTAGCAGACACTAAACCAGTTGCGCCCAAAGTAGCTAATGTAGCGGCAGTACCCGTAACAGGAAGTGCAGCAGCACCCGCAGCCGCAGCAATAGGTGCAGCCATATAAGGTAATGAACCACCCAAAGTCTCTTTAAATTTTTGGAAGGGTGCTTCAGACCAACCCTTTTCAGTAGGTGTAAATATCCTCTGGGCTTCTGCTTCGCGCTCTGCTTGATAACGCTCGGCTTCTTTAAGATCCATTAGTCCTGCTTTGCCAGCAGCAAGCGCAAGCGATCCTTTGAGTGATTCATACCCTGCCTTAACAGCGGGGACAAACCCTTCCTTATCTTCAGGAGGAACTTCTAGAGGTACACCGTATTCTTTCTTAGCGGCAGGAGCAGCAGTGCTTAACCCAAAACGCTGCCGTATGGCAGCTTTGGTAGCGTCATTAGCATCTACATAATTAGAATCCTGCGGAGCGTACTTATCAAAGATAGCTTTTTTTGTAGCAGGATTTGCGTTGATGTAGTTGGGGTCTTGCAGGATCTCCAGCAATGTTGGCATGGCAATTAGGGCTTACCTGAAAGAAGTGGGTTTGATGTATCTACAGCTCCAGCACTTGAAGACTTAGATGATTTCATCCCTTTAAAAACATCCTTTCCATAATACTTTTCAGCTCTTGCTATTTCCTCGTCAAAAAACATCTCACGTATGTCAGCTTCAGTCAAAGTGCGAGGGTTCTTAGGATCTTTAGCAGCAGCTTTGATAATTTTATTTATATCAGTGTTCCGCATACGCTGCTCTACGTTATCTGTTATTTGATCATACGTCGGTCTACCATCTGCACCCGCACCGCTACGGCCTCCACGAGCTTCAAGTAAATTCTTAGCAAATTCGTAGTTAGGATCTTGCGGGTTAGTTGCCATGCCGAGAAGTTGGTTATAGAACTCTTTTGGTCGTAAGCTAGCTTCAAGCCTAACCATCTTCTCTTTGAACGCACGTTCACCAGCGCGGAAAGCTTCGTCAGATTTAAACTTCTCTCTTTCCAACGCCATTCTTTCCGCAGCTTCTTGCGCTCTTCTAGCTTCGCTACGCTCTCTGGATTCTGCTTCAGCAACAGATGTAAGCGCACGGATGCCTGTGTCTTCGACACCTTTCTTGACTTCAAATGCTTTAAGGCGATCTGCTTGTGCCTCTTGGATCAATTTATCCGCAGCAGCACGTTGACCACGTTTCTCAGCAAGTGCAGCTTGAGCAGTTTTTTCCTCGGCTTCTGCAAGGTATTTAGCTGCTGCCATATCACGGGCTTGTTGTTCAGCACGAAGCTTCTGAGT